TGAAAACGGCGGTGGAGGTGACTACGGTTTATTGCAATTAATCAACGGAGTTGAGCAATTTACCTTCCGTGGTGTACCCGTGATTCCTCAATTCCGTTGGGATGACATTGCCACAGGACTTGGAACAACTAAGCCGCATTATGTGGAATATACCACGCCTCAAAACAAGGTACTTGCAACCGACGTGTTAAGCCCTGAAACGGCTTTGGAACTTTGGTATGACCAGAAGGACGAAAAGGTATATATTAAGGCTCGTTTTAAAATGGGCGTAAATTATATTCACCATTCATTAATTAGCTTAGGCTACTAATCAAAAACGAATGAGCGCAATAACAAGCGGTTGGCTTAATCAATGTACAGACGGGACGTGCGCTGGTGGTATTGGTAAGTTTTACATTGCCAATGCAAATCAGGTAACAAGCATTACCAACAACGCATCGGGAGCAACCACGGCAATAACAATGGCGTCAACGGCTGCCGTGTTTTACGAAATCGAGTTCAGGGACAATTCAGGAGCATTCACGGAAACGGTAACGCAAGACCCAGACACTTTGTCGGTAGCCATTGAGCAAAGTTTGACGGGAGTTATAAATTGCCGCGATCAGGAATTAAGAAACCTTATTCAAGATATGGCAGGTCAGGCGTGCGGCTTGGTTTGTGTCCACGTGGAAAACACGGGTAACTATTGGATTTGGGGAGTTGAAACCATTGGGGCAAAGAAAAGGGTGGCAAGGTTAACAAGCGCAGAAGGTTTATCGGGTGCATTGTTTACCGATTCTAATCAAGAAACGCTTACCATTACTTGCAGAACCACGAACAAAGCGAGGTACATTGTGAACGGCGAAACAGTGATGAACGCCTTAGATTAATAAAAGTATGATAGTTAGAGATAAAAGCAAACAAATGCTTTACGTTGGGGCAGACCTTTCGGGCAAAGCTGGCATTATTCGAAAAACTATCGGCGAACTTTCACAAAACGAATTGAGGGCTTGGTATAAATCAAGCCCTCAGGACGTTGGGCAACACGTCATTTTTACCCCTGAGAAAAAAAGCTATGAGCCAACAATTAAAGAAAATACAGGCAGTCCCGAACAGGAACAACAGGGTAAGTAAACGGAATCAAAGCCCTTTACTTGCATCCGTTACTTTAGATACTTCCAATACCATGCTGGTAAAGGAAGATATTTTTAATGAGCCGTCACGGGAGAGGCTTGATTTCACAGGGGCAAAATGGGTGCGGTTCTTTACGCAAAAGGATGACTTTTTAAAAAGCCTTATTGCGATTGTAAATAATTCGCCGACGTTAAGAAGGATAATCGAAGATAAAACAAACATGGTCGTCGGTGACGGCTTCATTCCCATGAAGGGCAAAGCAAATACATTGCTTACAACCACCATGAAGGGTGAGGTTATCACCGACAATTCTTTAAATGAAATTGAGGATGTTATTTCACAGGTTAATTTACATGGTCAAAATCTTCAGGAGGTTTTGGCTCAACTTGCGTTTGACTATGATGCTTTTGGAAATAGCTTTTGTGAAATTGTTAAAGGCAAAGTAGGCAGCGAGCCATTCACTTATATTTACCATGTACCCGTGTATAACATTGGTATTCGAAAAGCGGAAGCGGATCAGATAATAAAATCTGTTGGTATTTACGATAACTGGGAGGAGGTGCCACTTACCACCGACGGCGTATTTTACGAAAGCGAAGGTTTTCGGGAGGTGCCAATGTATCCAGATTTCAAGAAATTTGAAGACGGAACACAAAGAAGCGTTATCCATGTTAAGCAATACGCGGCAGGCTATTTTTACTTCGGTTTGCCTGAGTGGATTGGCGCAAAAATGTGGGCTGAAATGGAATACAGGATTCAGCGATTTAATACAAGTAAATTTGAAAACGGCTTCATGCCTTCGGGAATCATGCAATTCTTCGGTTCAATTACTCCAGCTGAGGCAAAGAAACTTGTTGAAGGAATAGAAAGCAAGTTTACGGGCATGGCAAACAACCATAAGTTATTTGTTCAGGTTCTGAGGGATGAGAAATTAAAAGCTAATTGGATTCCGACCTCAAAAGAAAACGAGGGGGAATTTTTAAACTTGCAAAACTTGGCAGCCTCGGCAATCGTTGTGGCGAATAGGTGGAGCAAGTCACTTGCAGGCTTCGCAACGGCGGGGCAACTTGGAAGCAATCAACAGATACGTCAGGAAATGGAGTACTTGCAAAGTACGGTTATCAAACCACGCCAAAACTTGATGTTATCTAAAATTATAAATCCTTATTTAGCCGAAATTGGGCTTTATAACCCAGCCTTAAAAGACGTTCAATTCTCAATATCAAACACTTTACCCGTGTCTTTCATGGGTGACATTGCGGTTGAGGATAATTTGACGCAAGATGAAAAGAGGGAAATATTAGGTTATTCACCAATAGAAACAAATGAGCCAATTAATACAACCGTCTGAGGTAATAAGCGGCGGAGTTGCAAGACCAACGCCTGCGGACATACGCCTTGATAAGTCATTGATAAGCCCTCACATTCAGGATGCAGAATACCGTTGGATTATTCCCGCCGTTGGCTTAACGTTTTACGATGCCCTTGTTTCGGACAAAGGAAGCTCCACGGCGTTTACAAGTACTTCTTATCAAGCATTATGGAATGACCAATTAAAATCCTTTTGCGCCAACGCGGTTTTATACGAGGCAGCCCCTTACATGGTGATGCAACTTGGAACAAACGGGCTTTATACAATTGATAACGAATACGGGCAAAACGTTGGCGTTGAAGGCTTGAAATTTTATCAAGACACTTTGCTTCAAAGGTTGGAGGTAAAGAAGAAAAGGATTAAGGATTATTTATGCACCTGCGCAACCAACCTTCTCGGATTCATTCCCAGCGCCGTTGGATGTCCTGAGGTAACTTGTAATGAGGATGAAGAAATATTTGATATATATAACACAATGGGCATTGTATTATGAGCGAAATAAAATTAAAGAAAGAAAGACGATTCCTAAAAACATTAGGGCGCGTGGGTGAAATATTGGTGGAACAAGTATTGCTTAAACTGGGGAGTAGTTTAATTAAGAAGATTGGAGGTAAAAAAACTTTACCTTCAATTCTTTTTTTACTTGCTTCCCTCAGCCTTTTCGCCCAATTCCCAAACACGGGAAATAAACAACGCCTTGGATTCCAGACCACGGGCGACGGGCTCGTTTGGCGTGGTGCATTGTCCGACACAGCATCCATTCAACCGATAAACAACCAAAACGCATGGGTTATTCTTGATACAATCAACCTTAAATTTTATTCATTCGACTTTACTTCCAACGTTTGGAACTTGGTCGGCGGTGGCTCAGCGGCTTTCACGCAACCAGTTGATTCATTGTTTTTCAATGTCAATGTTCCCACGAATAACGTGGACACGGCAAAAATGCGATGGGATTCCGATTTGGCTACGGTGGTACTTGGATTAAATGACAATGTTCCAAATGAACTTGGATTCAAAAACTTTTGGCTTGTTAAGAATCAAACAGGCGCAACGATTACTAAAGGTAGCCTTGTTTATGCAAATGGAACGGTAGGCGCAAGTGGGAGAATAACGGTTGCAAAGTTTATCGCCAACGGCTCAATAGATGCAAAATATTTACTTGGAATAACGGCACATGATTTGACAGATGGTGAGGATGGGTATGTTATTTCATTTGGCAAAATACGACAGGTTAATACTGATACCTTTGCGGCTGGTGCAATTCTTTACCCTTCGCCAACGGTGGCAGGTGTTTGGACTGACATTGAACCTATTGCGCCAAACATTGATATGCCTATTGGCTTTTGTATTAATAGCCATGTAAACAATGGTACAATAGCCATACGGGTGGCATCGGGTTATAAATTATCAGAGCTTCATGATGTTTCAATAACGTCACCCGTTGACAGGTCTTCTTTGTATTACAGGAGTGGACTTTGGCGCGACACAACGGCGGCGTTATTAACAAGTGACACGGCTTCCATGCTATTGCCTTACCTTCGAGATGCAGATACAACTTCATTAAACCTTACTTCAAGATTTGCAGCTAAATTAAATATATCTGACACGGCTTCGATGCTGACAAATTACTTGCGAACGGGAACGGCGGCTTCAACGTATTTACCTTTGACGGGTGGAACGTTGAGCGGTGATTTAGGTGTTTCTAAAAGTAGTAATTCAATTTTAAGATTATCTTCAGCAGACGTTGGAAGCTATGGAAAATTAATATTTTCTTCAAATAATGGCGGTTTTTTAAATTACGGTGCATCTATTGAATCATCTGGTGATGGTGTAGGAGTTGATGTTGGCAGTTTAAATTTTCTTACAGGATTTGGAACGGTAAGAACAAATCGAATGACTATAACACCAACAGGTAACTTAACTATTGTAAATAGTGCTACAATCGGCGGCACCCTCGGTGTAACAGGCGCAACGACATTGACAGGTGGTATAAATGGTAACATTAAATTAAATGGGGCAGCTGGTGCAACTGCAACGCCTGATAATATTTGGCTTGGAAATAGTTATTCAAATGGCACAACAAGGGATAAATTAAAAATTTATTTATATAATGACGGTACGGAAAAATATGGCTTTGGAGTTGGAAGTATTGGAGATATTCAATATCACTCAAATACTACGCATGATTTCTACATTGCAAATACAAAGAAATTCTTTATATCAAATACAAATACAACGACTGATAATATATTTACAGTGAACAACGCAGCCGTGTTCAATGAAGCCGCAACTGATTCCGACTTCCGCGTGGAAAGTGAAGCCAACGCAAACATGCTTTTCGTGGATGCGTCAACAAGCAAGCTAGGCATTGGTTACGCGTCACCGACAAAGACACTTGATGTTAATGGTGAGGTAAGAATAAACACGGTAACGGCAACGCCGACAAGTTTACTTGGAAAAGACGGGAGTAACGTGGTGGGTGAGGTTACAACGGTGGCGCAAACGGGGTTAATGACACGGGGTTTAGTAAATAACGCATCCACAATTACAGGAAGTGAATTAATAGAGGTGACTCATAATTTAGGAAGTAATCCTACATCTGTTTTAGTTACCGTATTTGGAAGCACCTCGTATATTTTGCAAGTATCAAGTAAAGCGTCAAATATATTTACGGTACAAGTAAAAAATTATGACGGAACCGCAGCCATTGACGCAACTTTGGTGTCATTCTCATGGCTTGCAATTAAATAAACTTAAAAAAATAAACATGAAAAAGATTTTGTTTTTATTGCTTTGTATATCTCAGCTTAACGCGCAATCAATAACTTTTGACACATCATACGTCAAAATCATTGACAATGCTTATTACCTTATTTACCGTGCCGATTATGCAGACGGTGGGTATTATGAAAAGGCTTCCATTATTGGTGATACAAGTCAACTATATAATGGTGCTATGACAAGTTTTGAAAACAATGCAAATAACTTTGCTGACAAGGTAATTGCTTATTATGACTTCGGAAGGAAAATAACCGCAGCCATAAGAGAGAATAATAACATTCAAGAATTAACAGGCAAAAATCCATTGGATACCATTTTAAAAAACAATGCAGCATTTTACACAGATAACAAATGGCAAATAACATCACTTGGAACAACCTTAGACGTTGACTTTAATTACAATAAAAATACAAGTGCATTCAGGTACATTGTCGAAGGTTCAACGGCAAAGAACGCCATTGTATTTTCAAAGTTTGCGATAAGATTAATTAGTTATCCAGTGTTAGGGCAATTTATTGATTTATATTGGGAGGAGGCAAAAAATAGGTATATTTCACAGGATGGTAAAGTAATTTTGAGGCAGTTAAAACCAACTAAATGAAAGCAACCTTAATCAACTTTTTGCATCTTGGATGGGAGAAAATAACGTACGCTATTTGTTGTGGCTGGATATTTTCTTTCTTCGTTCCGATTAAAGGATTCTTGATATTTACAATTTTCGTGGTATTTGCTGACATGGCGACGGGAATCCTGGCGGCAAAGAAAGAGCAACAAAAGATAAATAGCAAAGGACTTTATCGTACAATGGAAAAGATAGTAGTGTATTTTTGTGGCATCCTGATATTCGAGGGTGCAAGGAATACGTTTAGCCTTCCTTTCAACATTACGTATATGGCAGCGTTCTTAATTGCAACGGTGGAGCTTTATTCTATTTCGGAAAATATTAAACGCATTACAGGTGTAAATCTTGGCGTTTTAATCACACGTTTTTTTAATCGTTAAAATAAATAATATGCAGACTAATTTAAAAGAGGCATTGAAAAATGCAGATGGAATAAAGTCACCAATGGGTGACGTGGCTTGTTACTCAATGAATTTTGCGGAGCTGGCAAGTGAAATAAACGTTCATCTTGAAGGAAACAAAGTTAAATTCACCTGGCGCGAATATATCCAACTTGCTCAAATCATTTGGGACAAAATAAAGGAGACAAGCCGGGAATGTGCTGGAAAGGAGATTTCTGTAAATTTACCTCCTAAGTTTTCTTTGGTTTCTGCAGCTTTTTCGTTAATCGGATTTCGTTTGTAAAGAAATAGGCGCAGACGATTCGCTACCTTATGCGTTTTACAGGGCGGTGCATTGACTTGCATCGCCCTTAAAAATATCAAAATATGAAAGCATCTAAATTTTGTGTTTTCCTTGACGCGGGTCATGGAGGTATTGACGCAAAGAAAAAATTACCTTACAATTATACGACTTACCCGTCAAAGTGCGCTCAGCATAACAATGCAAAGTTCCACGGCTACGGTTGGTTCTTTGAAGGCATATTCAACCGCGAAGTTGCGGCAAAGATTGAGCAGTATTTGATTGACTGGGGTTTTTCCGTGGTCCGCGTTTACGATCCTGTTTTGGACGTCTCCTTGACAAAGCGCGTGGCAAAAGCAAATATCAATGCTCAAAATTACGAAGATTCATTATATCTCAGCATTCACGGCAACGCGGCAACGTCACCCAATGCAAGGGGTTTTGAGGTGTTCACAAGCAAAGGCAAAACAAGGTCGGACATTTACGCTGAGTTCTTGTTTAACGAGGTAAAGGAGGCTTTTCCAAAATGGGTTTATCGCATGGATACAACGGACGGGGACAAAGACAAAGAAGAAAGTTTCTTTGTCATTACCCAAACAAATATGCCAGCGGTCTTAAGTGAAAATGGCTTCTTTACAAATTACCATGATGCACTAATGATGTTTGACCCCGTGTTTCAAAACACGTTGGCTTTGTCTCATGCACGGGCAGTCGTGGATTATGCGAAGACGCAAGGGGTAATATTTTAAATAAAAAAAGGGCTGGTTCAAATGCCAGCCCCGATATACACATCAACAATTCAACAAATTAGTAATCAATCAATTATAAGTTTTATAAGCTTTGCGGCTGATTCTTTTAAAGTATCGGTTTCCTTTGAGTGATAAAGTTGGTAACAAATGCTAACCATTCTTTCTTTATTCATTGATTGATAGGTGGGCATTGTCTCAGGAATCAAAGGATTAAGGTAAAAATTTATTACCGATTGTTTGCTATTTACCGTGTCGGCAAAGCGGATCGGAGCTGGGCGCGCGTTGAAACATCTTTGCGCTTCCTTCCATTGTTCGTTGGTTAAGCCGTCTGTTATTTCGTTATTTTTCATCTTACTTTGTTTTGTTATACACAGTGTTACACGTTATTTCTGAAGTTATTGGATGCCTGCTTCTATTATATCCAACAGTATAGCGGCTAAAGCAACTGCCGCAAGCAAAATACTTTGCCATACATTTGCCGCCGTTTTCGGTGTGTGAATAATGAGAATCCGAATCTACTTTGCCATCGCAAACAGGGCATTTATTCTCCAGGTACTTTTGCCATATCAAATCATGAGTATATTCTCTTTCCTGAGGCATTATTTTTTCCCTTGACATATCTCCGCAATATTCGCACCATTCCCCAAAATCCATGTCATTTGATTCAGACCTGCAATTTTTACATATATAAATCATCTTTTAATATAATTTTTTGCCATAAGCGCAAGGAAAAACGCGTCGATTTCATCTTGACTTATTTTGGCTGTTTTAAAATCTGGTTCAAATTTCAATCGCTCACTTGCGACCACGCGCATAAACACGTCTTTATTAAACTTCTTGCCCTTTGCCTCTGGGGAAATATTGTACGCCTCAATGTCATACTCCTTTATCCATTCATAAGCAATCCTGGAAGCGGCTTGATTCATGCCAACGTTGCGGGACATTCGAGAAAGGATCGCGCGGTTAATCGAATTATTAAAGGTCACATTCTGGAGGCTTGAATCCTCAACGAGAACAATCGGGCTTTCGTATGCTACCCAGGTTATAACGTCACCGATGAAATCGACAAACCTTTTATACCTTTTGAAAATCATGGTGCGGTCTGCGATAATGCAAACCGCCATTCCCTTTATTCTTAACGCTGGATCAACGCCTATCAGTGTCCTCAAAGTGTTATTGTTTTAAATGAAGATACAAAGTTTTTTGCCGTTGTTCCCGTGGTTTCATTGTTTTCTTTTGCCTCAACCTTTACGCGTGGTTTTCTTTTGCGCT